ATGAAATGTTCGGTGAGGATGGTGACATCCCATACGTGACAAATTCCACCGGTTCCTCATTCTTTCCTTTCAACTAACACTTTCTCATGCGTATCTTCCTGCTGGCACTGTTCACCATTCTGGGTGCAAATCTTCTCATCGATCTCATGGATTCCAACCTGGTTGATGTAATGCAGCAGCGTCGGGAAACTATAGAGAAACAAATGGAACGGATGTGACGGTCGGCAAGGTGTCCACTTTTTTGGCACAGCACCCCGTTTCCGTGTATCTTAGAGAAGTGGAGGGGAGCACACCCCCCACGACCTCAGTCCTTTCACTTCACTTTCAATGCGTAAGATCGAAACCCAGATGAACAAAGCAATTGAGAATCTGGAGAATGGTAAGCAGTGGAAATCTGCAAATACCATGGTTGAGATGTTCAATGATGTTGCGTTTGTCTTTCTTCATGGCAATCTGATTGCCGAAGTTGGTGAAGGTTTCATCAAACTTCACGATGGTGGATGGCAATCAAACACCACAAAATCCCGTCTCAATGCTATTCTTTCTGCACACGGATTCGGTGGTGAGAGCGTATTTCAGAAGAACTTTGAGTGGTTTGTTCGTCTCTGGAACGGTGAGGAATTTGTGACCACTGAGTTCCGTTCCGGAATGCGTTTGGCATGAGGGGTTAACACCCCCTCCCGTTCTTTTCTCACTGATTAACATGTTTCGCATCGCATCTTCGTTAACAACCCGTCGCAAACTTTGGGTCTCCGATGATAACGTGGCATTGCCTGCTTATCTACATGCCGGGGCAAATTCCAAATACAAAGGAAGCAACCCCGGTAAGTATTGGTGCAACTCAGAGGCACCGAACATTTCCTTCTCTATCTGATACATTATGAAAATCGTTCGGCGCACTGACTTCGGAAAGTTTCACACCATTTGTGTTCACACAGACAAAAAATGGATCAAAGTGATTGATGATGGCATCATAAAGATTGTTCGCAATCCTTACACAGTGCCATGCGTTCGTTAACAGCAGTTGGGGGGTATTATGCCCCCTTATTGCCGCGGTGCGTGGCTAAAAACGCACCACTTCCCTAAGCTATAAACGACCCAAATCGACCTTTCAATTTCTCTCTCTTAAAAAAATTCCGAGCATATATAAAATCAATGGCAAAGTTCAAAGAAATGCAAAAAAATCCCCAGGAAAATTTTACGACTGTAGAGATCGATCCAGTCACTGGAGAGCACTATCTGACGATACCCGAATGGATCTGTGACGAGAACGGATGGTACGAGGGAGTAGAAGTAAACATCGAGGTCGATGGAGATTCGATAGTGATCACGGACGTTGACAGGTAACTATATACCTGGTATGATACTGAAGTAGTTTTATTCTATTATGGCTAAAGGATTTACTGTAAAGGCAAAGAAACCGAAACCATCAGAGTCCGGACCCGAATGGGACTTTGAGAAAGCAAAAGAGATGGTCAGAGGAAAGACAATTGTTTTTTGTCTTCCAGGTAGGGGAGTTTCGTATACATATCTGAAAAATTTCGTACAACTTTGTTTTGATCTAGTACAGGCAGGAGCAAGCATTCAGATTTCGCAGGACTATTCATCAATGGTGAATTTTGCTCGTTGCAAGTGTCTGGGTGCGAATGTACTGCGAGGACCGGATCAGATTCCCTGGGACGGCAAGTTGGAGTATGATTATCAGTTATGGATTGATAGTGATATTGTATTCAATACTGAGAAGTTCTGGCAATTGATTCTGATGGACAAGGACATTGCCGGAGGATGGTATTGTACGGAGGACGGTCGCACCACATCAGTCGCTCATTGGTTGGAGGAGGATGACTTCCGGAACAATGGAGGTGTGATGAATCACGAAACTCTGGAGAGTATTTCTAAACGTAAGAAACCATTCACCGTGGACTATACAGGTTTTGGATGGTTACTAATCAAGAAGGGAGTATTCGAGAACGAAGGTATGAAGTATCCCTGGTTTGCCCCGAAGATGCAAGTCTTTGAATCAGGGGAAGTGCAGGACATGTGTGGAGAAGATGTCTCTTTCTGTCTCGATGCCATTGAGAGTGGATTTGAGATTTGGTGTGATCCTCGGATTCGTGTCGGACATGAAAAAACCCGTGTCATCTGATCGTTATACGATCCTTCGTAAGAATAAGAGATTATTCACAAATCTTACCGAGGACGAATATCTGGAGATCATGCAGGATCTGGCAATTGAATTTTACGAAACCGGATCACCAAAACCGGAACATT